AATTTGTTTTTGAAGCTAGCAAGTCAATCTCGGTGAATACATTTCCAGTAGATAAGAAATTTTTCCAACGGAGTTTTTTAAAGACAATCATTCTAGATCAATTGGCGGAATAATAAAATCATCAACAGATATTATAGCATACCTATGGTTCCTTTCTTCACAGGCAGCAACAATAATTTCTTTTTCTATTTCAACTAGCTGTAACTCTGGTCCTTCTTCATCTTCTATCAGTTGCAACGCATAACGTTCTGCGTCATCTTGACACTCAAAGATAGGAACTACTTTTTCTCCAGTGTCCCGATCTATGATAGAAAACACACCTTCTGGGTGGTCAACAAGAGTCAAGATGTACGTAGCTTCTGTCATACCATCTCACAACTCTCAATATATAGGTTTCTCATAAGTTTTTTGAGTGAGGTTTTATCTACGGCAATCTCTACCTCATCGATATATTCATTGAGAAGAGTGAGAGTATCTTTGACTTCAATATCAACATCATCTGTTTCGTCTTCACCCACAAGAGTTTCCACAACTTTGATATCATGTACACCAGCAGCATACAAAGAATCAATCATTGTTTCAAACTTGTAGTAGTCTCTTTTCTCTTCTACAACAACCTTGACAAAAGTATCTTTATACTGGGTGTAGTCCAGAACCATGTCTTTATCTACATCATTGTAGTACACCTTCTTAAAAATCTCATATGGATTCTTGACTCTTGTCAGTCTATTTGAAGAAGGGTTGTATAAGTGAAATCCACGTTCGTCTTTGTAGTCATTCCAGAACATCTGATATGGGTTACCAAGATACGTGATATTACCCTTGCTTGACTTGTGATGGTAATGACCAGAAAATACTTGCTTGAATTTCTTAAAGATGCTTGGATCCATACCATGCTCCATCTTGAGACCAGGAGTTACTTCAAAGCCGTCAAGTTCTAGGTGTCCCATGACAATTTCTGCATCTGTTTCTTGGAGATATTCCAACGTCGATGCTTCGTTTTCCCTATTGATCCAAGGGACAAAACAAATTCTTTTGCCTTCAATAGTAACAGTAGACACCTCATCGTAGACACGAATATTATCATAGTCACCTAAAAGTAAGTCGGGAGAGTTGATAGAATTTGTATTCTTGTAGTACACACAATGGTTGCCCAAGATAGTATGCACCATAATGCCCATTTCATTTAAGCGATCAAAGTAGTGAGCACGAATCCTATTCCAGACATTGAAGTCAATGCCTTTACGATTATCAAATGTATCACCTAGATCGATAATCTCTTTGATTCCTTTCTTCTCTAATGTAGGAAAGAACACATCATCATAGAACTTGAGAAAGTAATTCCAAAATGCCAGACTACCCTTACGACCATCAAGATGTTGATCAGTAATAAGTGCTACCGTCATCGACTCATCCTCGTTTCAATATTTTCTTTAATACTGCCCATGTCAGAATAGGAAGCGTTCATACCAGCCATATCACCTTCATAGGTTTCTGTATACATGACTTCTTGATGACCAGATCTTTCTAGAATTTTACTTTTAATTTCTAGTTGACGTTTTTCTTTTTGAATACGACGAAGGAAAGCGTAGTAGATAATTTGAGTGAAGTAAGCAAACGGGTTCTTTGATTTCTCGGGATCAAAGTTGTCAATATACTGGAGGCAGTTTTCAATACCGTCGCAGATCATGTCCTCACGGAACATGTAGTTGACAAAGTTTGGTTTGTAAGACAGGTGCGTGGCAATCTTCAGGAAACATTCGCCAAGATAATTAGTAACCAATGGTTTTGGTTTACCTTTCTTTTTAGCGACTTCTACTCTTTTTTTATACTTTACAATTTCTTCAAGGAACTCCTTGTTATTAACATAGTATTCGGTCTTTGCCTTCGCCATCTGGTTATCGTTTGCTCACAACAGTATAACTCAAACATATACATCTGTCAAGTAGCTTGACAAAGGACCTAAAACCTAATAGAATAACTCTGTAAGGGTTCAAGAGACATACTAGCTTTTATTAAATAGATATTCTAATTTCTTTTTAGTATCTTCTACAGATCCTATGTATCCCATTTCTCTTGATAGGGTTTTATTTGTAATTTCTATTTCATCATTAGATAATTTAAGATTCATGATGTAATAGTTACGGATCTTCTCATCTAATTCTGTAATGGTAATTACTTGATTCATCTTGACAATAAACATGTCATCGTAAGATGCAGCAATCCATTCTTTTAATGAAAATCCTTCTACAATTTTTCCAGATTTTTTTTGAGATACTTTTTCAACCAACAAAGGATTCTCCATTAATAAAGAATCCTCATCAGTCATGTAGCAAACTTTGGATACAAGCTCTTCACCAGATACCAGTTTTATTGTTGCATAAAATTCTTCTTCCATGCTTATCTTAAATCTATTTTTATTGTTTCATATTTAAAGTTTTCTTCCTGGTAGATTGCAATCCTCTCATAGAGGTGTTTAAGTGTATAATTTTCTCGACGACCAGATATGTCATCTGCAATATCATAGAGAGTAGCAATGTCTTTCCCTTCTCCCTTCCTCAAAACACGACCTATACTCTGTAAGTTACGTACTCTTGATTTAGAAGGTGATGCGAAGATGATGTTGTGCAGTCTCCTGATATTGATACCAGTGCTGAATGTTCCGTAAGAAGCAATGATCACTGCATTGTCTTCTTTTTCTGTAATGAGTCTTACAGCTTCACGATCTTCAATGTCAGTGCCGCCGTGTACAAAAAATACTTTTCTTTCATTACCAACACTGTTATTTATGAGTTCGTAAAGTGGTTCACCATGCTTCTCGACATAGTTGAATAGCACCAATGTATTACCACTGATGTCATTAACTAAATTCTTGATGAGGTTGTTTCTCTTTTTGTGAGTAACAATGTATTCCATTTCAGAATGGAAGTCTGCAAAGTGTTGATACTCATGCTTACACACCAGAACTTTAATCCTGAAGTTTGATAGATAACCTTTCTTGATAAGATCATCAGTCTTTGTAACTTTCTCACATGCACCAAACAATCCTTCCAGCACCCACTTGTGAGTCTTACTTCCGTCAAGAGTTCCAGTGAATCCGAAACGATACTTGGCATTGTGAAGCTTGGTCATGATTCCTGTGAGGGACTTCGACTTAAATAAGTGTGCTTCATCTCCGATAACACAATCAATGTCATCAAAGTATCTTTTCGGGAACTTGTAGATAGACTGCCATGTGGAGATGATAACTGGTTTGTCAGTATTCTTATCTTTGCCCGAATATATGGTATGACAATGTTCGTCGGCGGACCATCCATAGTCTTTAAAATCCTTGATCATCTGCTCCACCAGTGAAGTAGTAGGAACTACGAGCAGAATCTTTTTACCTGTCGCAACATAGTACCTCACGATACTATAGATCATAAGTGACTTACCAGATCCTGTTGGTGACAGGAACAATCCTCTGTTGTTTTTGAGGGCTTGATAAACGGTGTTGTACTGATAGTCTCTTGGTGGATATTTAGAGATCTTATCCATAAAGACCTTGACACCACCAGGAGATACTAACTGGTTTGGCTCCTCTACGTCGCCATACCAATCATTGCTTTCATATTTAATTTGATACCTGCGTTCCTTACACCACTCTTTTAGATGTGGTAGAAGACCGTTATACAGTTCTCCTGTAGCAGGGGAGTATAGATGGATCATTCCATCCCAGTATCTGAAGCGTGGTTGTCTTTTTAAAAACTTTGCCTCTGGTAGCTCAAAAGAAAAATAGTCTGCTAACTCTCTATGTACGTGTGGTTCTGAATTGACTGTTAGATAAACTTCATTCTTCTTCTTGACGACGATGTTAGACATCACGCACTCCCGTTAATAAATTTTTCCCATTCAATAGCACTCTTGATAGCAAAACCTCTGTTGGAGATCTGGCGCATCACTTGGTCTAGGTAGTACAACATTTGGTCAATGAACTTGACCTTCGCTTCTAGATTGATAATTTCGTCATCTGATTCCAGATAGACTTTCATCTTTTCGGAAGTCTTGATACTTGCCCCAAACGGTTTCTCGGCGTATACTCTTGCGTCAGCTTCTCCGCCGTAGTATTCTCGTTTGTCTTTTACAAGTCTACGAACCTCAAACTCTAAAGAGGTTTTAATTTGTGAAAGGTCTGTGTAATGGTTTAAGTATTTATTGTGTTGAAAGGGGATCTCTAACGCAAGCTTTGCAAGATCCTCTGTGTATTCCTTATTCTTAAATTGAAAATCAATTTGTGTATCTTGTGCCCACTCTTCCTTAATTTTCTGGAAGCGATTATGTAGTTGGTCAAATTTCATAGAATCCTGAAGTTCTTATCACGTAAAGTATAGCGTGTATACTTGAAGGTTACATTGGCGGTAAAGAAATCAATGTCGTTTACACTGGCATCGAATGATAGTTCTGTTAGAGATACTGGAAACAGTCTTTCAAAATCGATAAAGAAATTAGCGTTATGATTTGATGTAGAGATTTGTAATTGACCAGCGGAATAACCCTCTCCCTCTACATCTCCATCTCTATCCGCATTTCCGTTATCACGAATCCAATTCCAGATAGAAGAATAATTTACCATGTCTTCATCTACGATAAAACGAAGCTGAAGATCACCATAAGTTACTCCACCACCAGCAATAATTGGATACTCCCTGAACCTTGTAGGTACTTGAGTAACCTGCGCGGATACATCAGGGAGATTGACTGCTTGGCACAAGAAATCTACTGCAGCAAATCTTTCAAGCTTCAACTTGAAACCTACTGGTGTTAGGTAGTTTCTATTTACTAACTGTTCCTTGTACCAATCGGCAGACATGTCAACTTCCCAAGCTACTACTATTTAGCAGTCGTTGAAAACTTGTCCTACTTGAGATCCTAGTTCTGATCCCGCCTTCTGACCTAACAATAAAGCCCATCCACCTGCTAACCATCCGATGTAAGGTATGTTCATCACAGCAGGAACAGCAACACCAGCAGCGAGAGCACTACCCGCCATAGCACCTTGTGACCGAGCTCCAGCGTCCGCGATTAAACATTCTACTTGTTTCGCAGACTTTCCCTCGGAGTTTGTATCACCTCCAAGGTTACGAGTTCCTTCTCTGGTATATTGATCTCTACGATATTCCACTCTTTTTTCTGTACCACCTCCAAACATTCCTCTCTTCTCTTTGTTAAGGTTAAGAGATCTTTCTGATTCTAAAACTTTGGGATCATCTGAACGATACTCAATCTCATATCCATCTTTGCCAGCTTTAATTTTGTAAGATGAATATGGTCCTCTTGGAATATTGATTGTGGGAACTGGTTGCACTTTTTCTTGAGGTCTCAAAACATAACCTAAAAGACCAATATGTGACAAAGCAAATAAACTTCCAGCAACAACAGCAACAGTTTTTAGTGGAAACCTAGAGGATTTATTAGGCTCTACGGTAGTATTAGAATTTTTTCTCTGTTCCTGCAGTTTTGCTTCTTTTGCTGCTTTCGCTTCTTCTAGGGTTGCCATTATTCTCTATGACGTAGAGCAATAATTATTTAGACAAAAAAAGACCCCCCTTGCGGGAGGTCTGTGGAAAACCTGAAGTGATGGATCACATGAGGTTGATAACTTGTACTCTTCTGTAGTACATGTTTGCATTTGCCGAGAGGGTTTCGCCATCGGGAGTGCCGTTGTACTGACCGTTGGTGGTGACGAATGGGTTCGATACCATGCCATAACGGGTCTTGAAGCCAATCTTGGGCTGGAAGGTGTTAGGATCGATCGAACGAACCATCTGGAGGGGTACGTATGGGCAGTAGAAGAGACCTGCGTCATAAGGCGAGGTGCCCTTGTAACCGATAACGTAGTAGTGCTTGTCAGAGAGGTTAGCAGCATAAGGATCAACGTAGACCTTGATGCGACCGTTGATAGTACCGACTGAAAGGTTACCAGTGTCATCAACCTGACCGATGGAAGGACCACCAGCACCGTTGAGTCCAGAGGTGTAGTCAAGTACACCAGCCATTGCAAGTGCGGAAGCAACGTCAGCTGAACAGATCAGGAAGTTGCCCTTTCCTCTACGAGTCTCTTGTGCGATTGCGTTAGCATCACGCTCGATTTGGAAGAGAAGTCCTTTGAATTTCTCAACCGACCAACGACCGTTGGAGTCAACGTCGAGGTCAAATACGCCAGGGGTTGCTACGTTGTTTTGAGCACCTTTCTTCGCAACGGTGTAGACGGTACGAACGACTTCGCGGTTGATTTCTGCGAGAACTTCGCTAGACAGGATGTTAGCAAGTTCTTGCTCTGCATCTAGACCGTGGATCGCCTTGAGGTCTTGTGCGAGTTCTAGGGTGTACTCTGCTTTGAGTGCTCTGGACTTCGCGGTTACCGAGGTCTTCTCGATGCTGAAGGACATTTCGCGGAACAGTCTGTTCGCTTCGCCCATGCGCTCTAGATCTTCGCGGGGCATTCCACGACCTACTTCATATGCGTTAGCAGCAGGTGCTGCATCGTTGAGCAGAGCAGGGTTGTTGCCTTCAGAATCGCCACCAACACCAGCACCAGTTCTAGGTGTGTAAGCGCCAGCGGTTGCATCGTAAGATGCAGAGAATCCAGTGTCAGGCTCGTTGAAGAGTGCCTCTTCGCCTTGTAGACCTTCGTAGCGTGAACGCATTGCGAAGATTAGTCCAGTAGGACCTGACATTGGTTGAACGCCACAAACGTCATATGCCATTAGGTTAGGCATTGCACGACGAACGAGGCTGATCAGAACGGGGTCGAAACCAGCAAGTCCAGTTGCGTTATCTGCGCTGTTGCCGAGAGGTGCGCCAGTACCCAAACTTGCTGAAGTATTGAGTGAGTTGACAGCAACTTCGTTTAGCATTCCACGCTCTTCGCGTAGGAATCTTTCTTGGTTTTCCAGGAGAACAGAGGTAACAGCCTTCTTATAACGGTCAGTAATTGGCGAAGCCATTTCGTGACCTAGAACAGGCGACCACTTTTCCTGGAGTCTTTCTGCGTTAAACATTTTTACTCCGAGTGTTTTTTGAAAAGGGATTTATATTATCAGGAATTCCAGCGGTTGATTGCGTTGAGGTAAGCCGCCATTGCTGGGGATACTGCCTCGCCTTCTACTGGAGTTTCATCGGTAACTTCTGCTTTTGGAGCAGAACCCGAGGGGAAGTATGACTCGCGGAGAGTTTTTAGTTTCTCTGCGAACTTCTCTTCTGTCTCGAACTCTACGCCTTCAGCGAGAGAAGCGAGTTTGTCTTTCTGGGTGTCTGCCAGACCTTCCGAAACAATGTTCAGAACTACAGTTTTTGCAGACTCATCAAGACGACCTTGAAGTTTCACATTTGCTTTGACCTGTTCGTCAAGGCGTTCTTCCATCTTACGAAGATCTTCAGTCAGACCCTCAACGACATCAACTTTGTCGTCAGGGATATTGATGTAATGCTCTTGGAAGAGATTCTTAAGTCCAGCAATGAAATCTTCGGTGATCTCATTGCGGATGCCGCGATCAACTGCGACTTGGTTCTCTTCTAACCATGCGGTGACGGCGTACTTAACTGTGCCACCAACTTCTTCAGCAAGTTCCTTTTTAACTTCAGAGACTTGCTCATTGAGGCGAGTTTCAAACTGCTCTTCGAGTTTCTTCCACTCTTCCGAGAGCTTGGACTTAACTGCTGCCTCAAAAATTGTCGTTGCTTTTTCTTTGAACTCTTCAGAAAGTTCGGTTCCTTCGGTGAGTGCTGCAACGTCTGCACTCATGTCAAGTGATTCAAAGGAAGGCTTGATGGGGTAGGAAACGTCAGGACCAGTCTTTGTTCCATATGATACGTCTGTACCAACAGAGGGTTGTGCGTTCATACCAGTAGACTCACCAGCTCTTTGCTGGGGATCGCCACTGACTGGCTTAACAGGAGCAGCTGCTTTAGCGCCAGGATTATCCTCGCCCTCTTCGTTACCATCTGGACGTGGACCACCGTTGTCGGTGATCGACTGTTGTGCGCCATAACCGTTTACAGCGTCAGTACCGATAGAACCTTTTCCTTCTGCACTGCCACCTCTGGAGTTAACTTCTGTCTTTGATTGACCAGAAGCATTATGTGTACCACCACCAGGAATAACGGATGCGGAAACAGTTGGCATAGGATCGCCAGCTTCTACAACCAAACCTGATTCGGTTACAAACTCCTCAAATTTTTCCTTTAACATATCTGACATT